GCCATCCGGCACTGCTCTGGTGTTATGGTCACTCACAGCCTCTCAGTTTATAGAATCAAGCGAAGGTTATATTAATCCGATAATTTCGGACGTCCACTCATAAGGCTATTCGTCGCTCCGTCCCATGCACCGCCTGAACCTCGTTTTGGCCGCATGGCCCACAGGGATGCCTGATGTCAAAGGAAGCGCGTCGGTCCACTCTCGATCACGGCTGCCTCGGGCTGCCGGTGTCACGGCTCTGCCCCGCTGAAATCTTCCGCCGGCCTTGACCGGCTTGCCTCTGTTTGGAGACCATCGATGTCTTACTCGCTCGGTGCGGCCTCGCGCCGCGAGCTGGTCGGCGTGCATCCGCGGCTTGTCGCCGTGGTCGAACGCGCGATCACCCTCACCACGCAGGATTTCACCGTGCATGACGGTCTGCGCACCGAGGCCGAGCAGCGCCAGCTGGTCGCACGCGGCGCCTCACGCACGATGAACTCGAAGCATCGCCGCCAGGCCGACGGCTACGGCCATGCGGTTGACCTCGTGCCCTGGATCAACGGGCGGCCGCGCTGGGAGTGGCCGCCGATCTTCCGGATCGCCGTTGCGGTGCGGCAAGCAGCCGAGGAACTCGGCGTGCCGCTGCGCTGGGGCGGGGTGTGGGACCGCAAGCTGGCCGAGCTGCCTGCGGACGCGGCCGGCTTCGAGCAGGCGGTCAACGCCTACGTCGCGCGCCGCCGCGCCGCGGGCAGAAGCGCGTTCATCGACGGACCGCACTTCGAGCTGATCACCGCAGCCTGACGGCCTGGGGTATCAGCGGGGGTATCGAGCTGCGGCACAATGCAGGAAATCGGCAGTTTTTCAAAGCCATGGCAGGCCGCCGGCGCGGAGGGATTATCCGCGCCGGTCGCCAGCAGCTGACAAGGCAAAGGATCATCGATGCTCACCCAGGCGGCCGCTCAGAGCGCGCCGGCCCGTGCCCGGCCCTACAAGCTCTACGACCAGGGCGGCCTCATCCTGCTGGTGCGGCCGACCGGCAGCAAGAGCTGGCAGCTCAGGTATCGGTGGCAGGGGCGCGCCAAGCTGCTCACGCTCGGGCGCTTTCCCGAGGTCAGCCTCACAAGGGCGCGCCTGTTGCAGGCCGAAGCCAGGGAGCAGCTCGCCGCCGGGATCGATCCGGGGCAGCGCTGCGGCGCGGCAGGTGGGACCAGCCTGGCAGAGCTCGCACAGGCGTGGTTCGCGGCGCACCTGCCGGGCTGGTCGCAGGCCCATGCCGAGGACGTCGCCGCAAGCCTCGCGCGCGACATCGTGCCGCGTCTTGGTCAGCACCAGGCCGATGCGCTCAGCGCTACGCAGCTCCTTTCGGTGATCGAGGCGATCGCTGCGCGCGGGTGCCTCGCGAGCGCGCACCGCGTGCGCCAGCGGCTCGCCGACATCTACGCCTTCGGCCGCGCGCGCGGTCTGGTGCGCGGCAACCCGGCGGTCGATCTTGGCGCCGCGCTGCTGCCGCCGCCCCCGCCGCAGCCGCACCCGGCGCTGACCTCGATCACCGCCTGCCGGGCGCTGCTCGCCGCTTGCGAAGCGGCGGCGGCACGGCCCGAAACCGTGCTGGCGAGCCGCTTTCTGGCGCTGACCGCGGTGCGCTGGAGCGCGCTGCGCGGAATGGTGTGGGCTGAAATCGATCACGCGGCCGCCACCTGGACGATCCCGGCGGCGCGGATGAAGCTGAGCCGCGCCCGCAAGGCCGACCGGCGCTTTGATCACGTCGTGCCCTTGAGCGCGCCGGCCCTGGCGGTGCTGGCGCAGCTGCCTCGGGCGCAGAGCGGACAGGCGCTGGTCTTTCCCGGGCGAGACGGCGGGCCGATGGCGGCGGGCGCACTGCGCGAGCTCTACGCGCGGGCCGGCTTTGCCGGGCGCCACGTGCCGCACGGCTGGCGCGCGAGCTTCTCGACCATCCTCAACGAGGAGCTGGGCCCGGCCTGGCGCTTCGACATCGATGCCGCGCTCGGCCACGCCGGCAAGGGGAAGGTCGAGGCGGCCTACAACCGTTCGACCCAGCTTGCCCGGCGGCGCGAGCTGTTCGCGCGCTGGGGCGATTTGCTCTGTCCGAACTAGGGGCCTGGCACGAGGCCTGTTTCCGTTCCTCCGCTGCGAGCGGGGGCCGCCGGGCTGCACCCCGGCAAGCCGACGAGCGGCAACTCGTCACGACTCAGCTGGCCACGCTGGCCGTCCCGCACCCGCGCAACGGGCGGGAAGATAAAGGACTGAATTCGTGACAAATGCAAATCCTCTAAGCTCGCATCTGGTGCCGGTTCGACCCGTGCGTCCCGCAGCTGGCTATCTCGGGGGCAAGCGCAACCTTGCCCGGCGCCTGTGCGCCATCATCGAGGCCGTGCCTCACGATGGCTACGCCGAGCCTTTTGTCGGGATGGGCGGGGTGTTCCTGCGGCGGCGCTGGCGCCCGCAGTTCGAGGCGATCAATGATCTCTCGGGCGATGTGGCCACCTTCTTCCGCGTGCTGCAGGAGCACTACGCTTACTTTCTCGACATGCTGCGCTGGCGCGTCGCCAGCCGGGCCGAATTCGAGCGCCTGCGCGGGCTCGAACCAGGCCGACTGACCGACCTGCAGCGCGCCGCGCGGTTCCTCTACCTTCAGCGCCTGGCTTTCGGCGGCAAGGTGGCGCGCCGCGATTTCGGAGTCGACAGCCGCGGACCGGCGCGCTTTGATCTTGCGCGGATCGAGCCGCTGCTTGCCGAGATCCACGAGCGCCTTGCCGGGGTGGTGATCGAGCAGCTGCCCTTCGAGCAGTTTATCGCGCGCTACGACCGGCCAGGCATGCTGTTCTACTGCGACCCGCCTTACTGGGGCTGCGAGGCCGATTACGGCGCGGGGCTGTTCGCACAGGACGATTTCGCGCGACTCGCCGCCGCGCTCACCCGGGCACAGGGTCGGGTGCTGCTGTCGATCAATGATCGGCCCGAGACCCGGGCGCTGTTCGCCGGGTTCTGCCTCACCCCAGTTGCAACCACCTACACGGTCGGCGGCGGCCAGCGCGTCAAAGGCAGCGCTGGAGAGCTGCTGGTGAGCAACTTTGCGCTCGAGCTTCCGGCGTGAGGCGCTGCCGCGCGCGCCGCGGTCTGATCCTGGCACGAAGTTTGCGGTCCGGCCCCTGGAAAGCCCTCGCGGCGGCGCAGCCGCCGCCGTCCGGCGGTGCTGCCGGGGCTTTGTTGGCCTTGGCGTGGGGGGTCGAGGTGGGCCGGACCTGCAAAAGCGCGTGGCCCGACCGCATGTCGGGCCACTCCTTTCACGGAGATCTGTGATCTCCCCCGGTCTCTCGCGCGATCGCGGATTCGCGCCGCTCGACCAGCGCGGCGATGCGGGCGAGGGTCTCGCCGGTGCGGCTGTCGCCCTGCCACGTGGCGCGGAGCCACTCGCTGAGCGTGAGCTGGCCGAGCAGCCGCTCGAACTCTGCGCGCGCCTGCTCGCGGTCCCAGACCACGCAGTCGGGCAGCGGCGGGCGCCTGCCGCCGATCTCGACCGCGACGTAGTCCTCGAGCCCCGGCGGGATCAGCAACACGTAGGCGTTGGGGATCTGCTCCACCAGCGGCCTGCCTGGTTCCGGGTCTTCAACCGGGCGCGAGCGCCGATACCACTGCAGCCAGCCGTGGGCGCGCAGCGCCTTGAGCGCGTTGTGCACCGCCGAGTAGGAGCGGCCCAGCTCCTCGGCGATCGTCGCCACGGCTGGCTCGAGCCTGCCGGTGAGGTAGTCGACCCGGCCCCACAGGTAATCGAGCACCTCGAGCGCGACATCCCCGAGCAGCCCCCGCCGGCGCCCGGGGGCCTCGGCCTGGCGCCGCCGGCGCGTCTCGCGTTCAAAGCGCCGCGCGGCCTTGAGCAGCAGCGCCTGGAGACGCTTGCCGGTGCGCGCGGTGCCATCGCCGTAGCGGCGCCAGATGCGGCTCTCGCACTGACCCTCGTAGTAGCTGTTGCGCCACACCGGCTGGCCCGAGCGCAGGCTGTCGCCCCGTTCGAGCCTGAGGCGCGCCTTGCGCGACAGCCGCGCGCCGGTGAGCGTGGCGGTCAGAAGACCGATCGGCCTTGCCTCGCCGCTGCGGGTTCCGGCCGGCGCGCTCATGCCGCACCTGCCCGGCGCGCGCGGCTCAGCGCTTGCGCCTGCCCTCGATCAGCGCTTCCGGCGGCACGAGGCCGACGTCGAGCAGCGCGGCCCATTCGCAGGCCAGCTCGCGGCGCCGCTTCATGTAGGCGGCACGGTTGTAGATCGCCTCGACGCCCTGCTGGCGGTGGGCCAGCATCAGGTCGATGATGGCGCGGTCGCCCGGTCGGTCGTGGTCGCTGGCGCGCTCGTTCATGATCGTCGAGAAGCTCGCGCGCCAGCCGTGCGGCACGTGGCGCCCGGCAAAGCCGGGGACCCGGGCGTAGGCGGTGCTGAGCGCGTTCTCGCTGATCGGACGGTGGGGGTGGCGGCTCGAGGGGAACAGATACTTGCGGCGGCCGGCAAAGGCGATCGCCACCTCGACCACCGCCACCGCCTGTGGCGCGAGCGGCACCACGAAGTCGAAGGCCTCCTGCTCGGCCAGGGCGCGCTCGAGCTTCATCTTGGCGGCCGGGATGCGCCACAGCGGCGCGGCTGTGCCCAGTCCCTCGAACTCGTCGCGCGTCGCCCAGCGCACGTTGCCGGGGCGCACCGCGGTGAGCGCCAGGAGACGCGAGGCGAGCCGCGTGGTCGGCTGGCCCGGCTCGGCCTCGAGCGCGCGCAGGAAGGCGCGGCACTCCTCGATCCGGGTCAGCGCCGGGTAACGCCGCGAGCGCGCCGGGATCAGGCCGCGGCTCAGCGAGGCAGCCGGGTTGGTCTCGGCCCAGTCGAGCGCGATCGCGCAGTCGAAGATCGCCGCGGCATACTGGCGCAGGCGGTGCGCCAGCTCGATCGCGCCGCGGGCCTGGACGGCCTCGAGAATCGCGAGAATGTCGCGCGGGCGAATCTCGCCCAGCGCCATCGGCCCGAGCACTGGCAGCAAGTCGTCCTCGATCCTGCCGGCGACCGTGCGCGCGTGCTTGGGCTTCCAGCCCTCCTCCTGCAGCCCCAGCCACTTGCGGGCCGCTTCGCCGAAGGTCGGCGCCTGAGGCGCTGCGCCCGGCGCGCGCCGGCCGGGGCCCCCCCCCCCCCGCCCCCGCCCCGGCGCCCGCCGGGGGCGGCCCCGCGCCTCGCTGAGCTTGACCTCCGGATAGGGCCCGAGGGTGAGCTTCCTTTCCTTCCCGGCAAAGCGGTATTTGAGCTTCCAGCTCTTGTGCCCTGAGGGCGAAACCAGCAGAAACAGACCGTGAGCGTCGAACAGCTTGCGTGGCCCGCCGGTGGCCAGGGCTGCGCGGCATTCGCGATCGGTTAGCATGCGGGGCCCCCAGCTGCGCAACAGCGAGCCCCCACGCGGCCCCCACGAAAGGCGGGAACACGTGGGAACATCTGCGTTTCTCTGGGGAGGTCGTGTCGCTGTAAGGTCTGGAAATCAAGACCTTTTGGGAACAACGAGGACCCCTTGGGAAAGGTGAATGGCTCCCCGAGTAGAGCTGTCGTTGCATGGATTTTCCCCTTTTTTCCAAGGAATTTGTGTCAAAAGTTGAGGCTCGCAGCCCCCTGAAAGGCCCCCAACAAACCGGCTAGGAAGGGGGCAGGGCTGGGGGACGCGCGGCCTGCCAGCGGTCGAGATCCGAGGCGCGCCAAGCCACCGCGCGCAGCCCGATGCGAATCGGTCGCGGGAAGGCACCGGCCTCCATCAGGCGGTAGATCGAGGAGCGGCTGAGGCCGGTGCGGGCCTCAACCTGAGGGCGGCGCAGCAGCAGATCAGTCATACTGTCTCCTTGGCTTGCAGGCAGCGGCACCTTCAGAGCGGGGCGCGAACGCATGGTGGTGATCCTGAGGCTGGGCGGGGTAGTGCGCGCAGCCGAAGGCGAGGCGGCTGCCGCAGCGCGGGCAGGTGCCGTTGGGGTCGAGCCGCAGCGCCGGGTGCACGCGCCCGAACGGGCCCAGTCGCGGCGGGCAAGCGCCGCTGCGCGCCAGAATGCCAGGATCCGTGATCGCGGGCTGGCGCACCGGAACGGGCGCGGCGCGCGGCAGGCGCTGCTCCTGCGAAAGGCTGTGTCGGCCTCCCGGCAGGTGGCCCGTGCCACCATCGAGCGGCGAACGCACCAGCGTGAAGCCGAAGAGCAGCACAGAGGGGTTGTCCTCCCAGCGCATCGACCGCGCGCCGAACCCCTGAATTTCGCGGTCCCAGTGCCGGGCAAGGGCCATGGTGCTGCCAAAGCCCAGCCCGGTCACTGCGCGGGGCCCAAGCGCGTGGAGCCGCAGCTCGTGGCGCGCGGTGATCACCAGGTGGGCACGGTGCCAGGCGCGGCACAGGCAGCGCGCCGGGCGGCGGACCCCATGGGTGCGTGCCAGCGTGAGCGGATCGTGCAGCCAGTCCGCCGCGAAGGCGGGAAGGGCACCCGCAGCCAGCGCAGCGGTCGGCGCGAAGGGGTCAAACCGACGCTCGAGGTGGAAGGGCTCGGCCAGCCACAGCCGCGCACCCTCGTGCACCACGCGGAAGATGCCGCGCGCGGGGCGCAGGAACAGGGTCTGCTCGCCCGCGAGCACGCGCGCGATCTCGCCGATCCCGAAGGCGATGCGGCTCACCATTTCCGCCTCCGGCGCAACCTTGCCAGCAGCCGCGCGAGGCAGCCGGGCGGCTCCATCGGCTCAAGCGGCCCGTAGATGGCCCGCGCGCGGGCAGGATCGCGCGTCGGGCGTGGGCTAGACCAGCGATCGGGGCCGCTGGTCTCGACACGCCGCGCGCTCATTCCTCTGCCTCAGCGGCATGGAAGCTCTCGGCCGCATCGACGAGCAGGTTGGCAAAATCGGAGGCCCTGGCGTGGGGCACAAGCTCCTCGGCCTGGAGCTGCAGCAGCTCGGCCAGCTGGAGCATCTCGCGGTAGGTGAGCGCCTCGAGCGCGGCGAAGACCGCGGCAAGGCCGCAAGGCTGTGAGCGGCGGGCAGGCATCAGGCGGGCTCCTTGGTGGGTTGGACGGGGGCATCGAGGCGGCGCAGGCGCGCGGTGAAAGCCGTCTCGGCCGGGATCGCGGCATCGGGGCGCGGGCGCAGCTTGCGGAAGGCGCGCGCGTTAAAGAGGCTGTCGGGCCAGGCAGCAAAGCCGAGCGCCAGCACCAACGCGCCCGCGCACGGGTCGAACACAAGCCTCACCGTGGCGACCTTGAGAACGACCCCAAAGGCCGGTCCGTCGTCCGGGGTCAGCGCAGGCACGCGCAGCCAGCCTCCTGTGAGGATGCACTCGGCGAGGTCCCCGACCTGCCAGCCTTCCAGGTCACCGCCGGGCGGGTGGTGCGGGAGACGAAAGAGGCGCCGCAGCCAGCTCACAGCACCAACCCCGCGAGCAGGCACAGCAGGCAGGCCGTGGCAGCCATGAGCGCGCGGGCGCGCGCTTCGCCGGGCGGGAACAGCGGCGCATCGGGCTCGAGCTCGCCCGTGGCAGCGGCAACCGCCACACCGGCGAGTGCGGTGAGGGTGGCCGCGGTGATCAGGGCGAAAAGGTCCATCACACCATCCCCAGCGCCGCCTTGTAGGTTTCGAGGATGAGGTCGTGTTCGCGGCGATCAGCGGGCCGCCACCGGCGCAGGCGCACGACTTCGCGCAGCGCCTTGACGTCAAAGCCGGCCGCCTCGGCCTCCGCGTAAACGTCGCGGATGTCCTCGGTGAGCCCCTTCTTTTCCTCTTCGAGACGCTCAATCCGCTCGACCAGCAGGCGCAGCTGGTTGCTCGTCGCTTCAGCCATGGGTCGCCTCCTGCGCAAGGGTGAAGTGGTGCACGGGCATGCCGACGAGGCCGGCGAAATCGACCGTGGTGCGGCGCAGCACCTCAAGGTCGCGCGACAGCAGACAGACGGCGAGCGTGAGACTGGCGAGGTTGGCCTTGAAATCGGTCTGCCCCCCAAGCCGCGCAAAGAGCGCGTTTCGGGCGTCGGCCGCGGCGGCGGTGGCAAACCAAAGCAGCTCCTCAAGCGCCCCTTCGGGCGCCTCAGGCATTTCAGCAAGGCGGCGGGCTTCGCGCAGCGCTTCGAGCAACTTGTCGCGGGGGTAATCGGGCCAGGTGGCGCTGATGGTGGCAAACAGGTTCATGCCGGGTCTCCGAGGCTGGGGATGAAGCGGATCGCGGCGGCGCGCGGCGCGGCGGCGGGTGCGGAGCGGGGCGCGAGCGTGGCGCAGGCGCTGCACAGCGCCCCGGCGGTCGGCTGACACACCCCGGCGCCGAGCGGCGCGGCGGGTGCGGCAGCAAGCCGGCACGGATCGCGCAGGCTGCAGGCGCACAGCGGGCACAGGCCGGGCACACCGTGCTCGTCTGCCAAGAGGCGGAAGTAGACCTCGGGATCGAGCGGCACGAAGCAGCGGATCGCCTCGATCCGGGCGCGGCTGTGGGGGGTGAGGTCGTGCTCGGCCGCGATCAGGGCGCAGCGCAGCTGGCGAAAGTCGCTCTCGGCGCGCGCGGTGCCGAAGCCGGTGAGGAGCAGCAGCTCGCGTGCCAGGCTGGTGAGCGAGTAGCCGGCCATCAACCGGCGTTTCTCGAGGTAAAGCCCCGGGCGCATCGCGGCGCTCAGGCAAGGCCGCTGGGCACCGGCCCGCCCGGGGCAAGCGGTGCGAGCGGATCGGGCAGGAAGTGCCCCGGCGAGAGCACCACGACCTGCGGCTCATCGAACCACTCGGTGGCCGGCACGCGGCCGTCCTTGTCGAGCGCGGTCGGCTTGATGCCGATGTGGCGGCAGGAGTTGAGCCACTGCGTGATGCCGACGACCACGCCTTCAAAGCCGGTGAGACTGTCCTTGGCGTAGTCTCCGAGGTTGACGGTGCCAGAGTGGGCCATGGGAAATCCTTCGGGCAGCACAAAGACGCAGCCGGAGCCGCGGCGGCGGGCCGGTGCGGTCGCGCAGGCGAGACAGGGTGGGGCCGGGCGCAGGAGGTGCAGCCGTTGCGCTGGTGCGGGGGCGCCCGGCCCCAAGGCTACGGCGCGCGCAGCATCTGCCTTGACGGGCCGAGGCAGACACCCGGGACGCGACGCGCCGCGGGAGAACCGGCAATCAGGGCGGCATCGCTGCCGGGGCGGGGGCGGCGCGGGCCAGCTCGGCCTCGAGCAGCGGCAGGATGTCGCGCAGCTTCTCATAGGCCTCGCTCACCTCCTTGTGGGCGAGCTTGCGGTCGAGCTCGGTAGCGCCGGGGCGCGCGTAGGCGATCAGGGCGGCATGGGCCTCGCCGCCCTCCTTGATCACGCCGTGAGCGTAATCGAGCAGGCGGTGCCGATCGGCAAAGCGGCGCCGCTCGGCCAGTTCGAGCTGGGTGGCGTAGACCTCGAACAGCGGCGCACCGCGCCCGCCTTCGGCCTGATAGGCCAGATCAAGGTCGATCGCGGCCTCAAGCGGCACCTGTTCGGGCCGATCCGGGTCCATCCATGCGCGGATCGTGCCCGGCTGGCGCTGGGCGATGCGGGCCATCGCTTCGACCCCGCCGGAAAGCTGGGCGGCAATCCGCTGAAGCGCCTGTTCGACCGAGAGCGGGGTGCGGGCCTTGGTCACGCGAAAATCCCCTGGCGATTGGAGCGGCGCGCGTGAGCGGCCCGTGGCACAGTGCGGACCATCATGCGGCAAGATCCTTGCGTTCGAGGCCAGAGCAGGGCGCGGGCGCCTCTGCTGGCGGGTAGATGTCGGGGCGCAGCTCGTGGCGAGGTATGCCGAGCGCGGCTTCGATCGCCAGCACATGCTCGGCCGGCAAACGTGTGCCCCGGCGCAGCCAGCTGTTCAGAGTGGTTGGGCTCAGCCCGAGGATGCGGGCGAGCCGGGCCTGACCGCCAGCGGCGCGGCAGGCGCGCGCGACAGCGTTTTCGAGGTGATCGTGGAGCGGCATGTGACTCGTCTATCCGCAAGTGCGCAGGTTGTCAAACGCAAATGCGATGTATCAGGCTCAACGCAAATGCGTTACTTCGCTAGCATGAGCCTTGGCGATCGGATCAGGACGCGGCTGCAAGCCATCCGCATGACGCAGGCCGAGCTGTGCCGCCGCTCGGGGGTGCCGCAATCGACTTTGAATTCAATCCTTCAGCGCGACACGCGCTCCACGCCGCACCTCGTCAGGCTGGCGCGCGCGCTGCGCACGAGCCCGGCCTATCTGCTCGGCGAGACCGACGATCCCGATTCGGACATGGCCGAGGCAGCGCTGTCTTTCGAGGAGCGCGAACTGGTCTCGATGACCAGGCAGCTCGAGCAGGCCGACTATGAGGCCGTGCGCCACATCATTGAGGCCTTGGCGCGCGCGGGGGCTGCGCGCTGCAGGGAGGAAGGGCGCGAACGGGTCGGCACGCTGCACGATCCGCAGCTCGGTTACCGCGCGGGCTAGGCGAGGGGAGGGCAAGATGGCCGGACCGGCTGCGAAGTTGCTGGTGGGAGCGCTGGTGCTGGGGCTGGGAGCGGCGGCGCCGCTCACCCCTGCCGATCCGGCCTGCGCTGCGCCCGCCTGTTGCCGGACCTGCAAGAGCGGCAAGCCCTGCGGCGACGGGTGCATCGCCAAGGACAAGAACTGCGACAAGCCCAAGGGCTGCGCCTGTCAGGGCTGAGGGGAGGATGATGCCGATGCTGCGTGCGCTGACGATCATCGGGCTCGCCGTGCTGCTGGGCGGCTGCGGCGCAGGCAGCGAGGGCGGTGAAGGCAAGGGCACGCAAACGCCCGACGGCGGCGCCGCGCCCGAATTCATCGCGATGCGCGGCGAGAACCTGTGGGCGATGGTCTTGCCGCAGGGAGCCGACCCGGCGCAGTTCCCGGTCTGGGCCAAGGAGCGCTGCGGCGCGGCGGCCTTCTGTAAGGTCTTTGCCTGGACCGACAAGGCCAGTGCCGCGCGCGCGATGCCCTTGACCGATGCTGAGCTCTCCGCGCTCGCCTTCAGCTATGGCCTCAACCGCGACACCGGCTTTGAACAGGCCCTGTGGGACTGCACACGCTTTGCGCAGGCTGACACAGCCCGCTGCCTCTAGCGCGGCAAGGCGGTCGGCGCCATTTTCGAGGCATCCGGTCTGGGCAAACCGCGCGTGCGCGCCTAGGCTTGGCCCATGAGCCTGGTCTTTGCCTGTCTTGCCGCGGTCGCGGTCGATGGGGACACGCTGCGCTGCGCCAATCTCGATCCGCCCGCGCTGGTGCGCCTCGCCCGGATCGATGCGCCCGAGCGCGGCGCGCCCGGAGCGCGTGCGTCGCGCGCGGCGCTCGCGCGGCTCGTCGCGGGCAAGGCGGTGCGCTGCACGCTGATCGACGCCGATCCGCGGCGCGGCGGCTTCCAAGAGCGCGACCGCTACGGGCGGCCGGTGGCGCGCTGCCGCGCCGGCAAGGTTGATCTGGGGGCGGCCCAGCTCGCTGCCGGACACGCGGTGCCCTGGCCGCGCGCGACAGTGAGGTAGCGCCGCGCCTTCCTGCGCGCGCCTGTGGACAAGCCTGGGGAAAGCGCCCCAAGGCTGCGTCGATTCTGGGTGACTCTGGAACATATTTGGAACATTGTGCACCTCTCGCGGCCAGCGCTGCGGCCACATGCCTTGGAAGGGTGCGCCATGCTTGATGTGACTGCGATCAAAATCATCCACGCTGAGAACCTGGAACCGGGCCAGCTCGCGCGGCTCAGCGTTTTTGACGACGCGCTGGCGCTGTTCGCGCGCATCGATCGGCAGCCCTTCGTGGTGCCGCTCGAGGGCACGCGGGCCTTCGAGGCGATTTCTGTGGAGTTGCTTGAGGGCTACGCGCTGCTCGCCGGGGAGGTGGTGTTCGAGGTCGATCCGGCTTCGCTCACCGCGGACACCGTGACGGCAGGGGCGCTGGTGCGCTCCGGCACCGAGCTGCGCCTGTCCGCGCGTGACCCTCGCACAGGTTCGGTGGGAAGCTTGCCGATCCGCGCTGATCTTGAGCGCGCGGCGGGGCGCCTGGCTTTCACCCGCTGGCGCGCGGTGATTGGCGAGGGCGAGCGCGCCTTCACGCTGTTCGAGCATGACGCCACAGCGCAGGTGCGCCGCTGATCCTTGTCTTTCCTGCAATTTGCCAATCTGGTAATGGCTGGGCATGGATCGGATTTGGGGGCCCGCCCGGCCAGCACAGGCCCCATCCACGCGGCTCAGCCCCGAGATGGCGAGTTTCCGCGCCTTGGTGCTGCGCTTCGTGCGCGACTACTTCGCGGCCTGGGGCCAGTCACCATCCTACGGCGAGATCGCCGCTGCGCTCGGCTCCAACCGCACCCGGGTGCGCCGCGCGGTGCTCAGTCTCGCGCGGGCCGGCCTCATCCTGCGCACCCCCGGCACGCGCGGGCTGGCGCTGCCGGATGAGGTGGAGCGGGCGCGCCGGATTGTGGCGCGCGTCACAAATCCGGCCCTGCTGCCGCCGCCCGTGCTCGACTATCCTGCCGCCTTGGCGCCAGACAAGAAAGGAACCCCAGCCCGGTGAGTCCCGTCCGCGCAGCGGCGCGCAGCGGCAAGGCTGGGCCTGCCGATTGGTGGCAGCGCGCCCACCCGCGCCGGGCGACCGAAGAAGCCGAGCTCAGCGCTTTCGTTTCCGCCTGTGCGCGCTGGCGTGCCCATCCGAGCCACGGCACGCCTCAGACCTTGCTCAAGGCGCGCGCGTTGCGGCAGGGCACCTTGGCGCGGCTCTACGAGGCCGGGCACCTCTCACTTGATCAGCTCGCCTGGAGCGCCGAAATCCGCGCCGTGCGCGAGCGGATCGGGCGCGCGGTCGGCCTGCGCACGCTGAGCCTCGAAACCCGTGTCGACAATGGCTGCCACCACGAGGCGCTGGCGGCCGAGCGGCTCGGCCAGGTGCGCGCCGAGCTGGCCTACGGCCAGTGGCGCGCGGCGCTCGCCGGGCTCGAGCGGCGCGGTCGCCCGGTGTCTGCGGCCGCGCTGGCGGTGATCGGCGAAGACCTGCCGCTGCGCCGCGTCGCCCGCGCGGCGGGGATGCGCGATGCGACGCTGCGCGGGGTGGTGAGCGAGGCGCTTGACCTCTGGCCGCAATGCCGCGCTGCCGCGCGGCGCGCGGTCGATGCGGCGGATCTGGTGGCGCTGCACCAGCGGTTGAGCTGAGCCGCGCAGGCGGGGAGGATCAGCTACCGAGCAGGGCCTGCACAACCCACCACAGGGCAAGGGCCATGGCCAGCATCAGGACCGCTGCCTCGAGTTCGAGCGGAGAGGGCCAACGCACGGGCGCGATTAAGCCAGAGCGCGCGCTGCCCGGCAAGCCGGGGCAGGGTGTCACAAAATCGACCCTGCCGCAGCGGCGCCGTTTGCGGCAGGTTTGACCCCGCCACAGCTCTGCCCTGTGTCCCTCCCGGACCGGCGCGCCTCTCCCCTGGGCAGAGCCGGCCGCACGAGACCCGCCACCTGCGCCTTTTCCCTGGGCCGGGCTGGCGGGTCTCGTCTTTTGGAGCTGCTGCCGATGTCTTCCACCCCTGGCCATGGGGGCCGCCGTGTGGCCCAAGCTGCGCTCCGCGTGCCCGAGGCCGAGCACCTGCTCAGCGCGATCGAGGCGTTCTGCGCGCGCACCGGCATACCTGTCACCGCCTTTGGCCGGATCGGGTTTGGCGACCCGCGCTTCGTGCTCGACCTGCGGCTTGGCCGGATGCCGCGCCGGCCAGCGCGCCTGCGGGCGTCGGCATTGATGGCGCTGTGGGGTGGCGAGCGCTGGCGAGATCGGCCACGCCACTGTGTCGGCCGCGACCGCACCCGCAGCCAGCGCTGGCGCCTGGTGCAGGCGGATGGTGCGTTCTGTCTCGAGCCTGCGGCATGACCTCCTGCCCGCCGCCGATCGATCTTGAAGCCCTGCGGCGCGAGGCCGAAAGCTGCGAGGGCGACCGTGTCGTGGTGAGCCGTGCCTGGCTGCGGCGGGTCTATGAAGAGCTGAGCGCAGCCCGTGCGGCCGAGGCGGCGCTGGGCCGCGTGTTCGGGCGGAGGTCCGCGTGAGTGCGCGCCGGCACGAGCGACGGTCGCCCAGCGCCCTGGCGGCACGGGTGCGCCGCGCGCTGATGGAGCTGACCGGCGGCGCGGGAACGGTGCTGTCGCACAAGGAGCGCGCCTGGAGCTCGATCACCTTTGTCGGCACCCGGCACGAGCTGGTGCTGCGCTTTGTCGGCGATGAGGAGGTGGAGGCTGGCGAGGCACTGATTGACCGCCTGCCCGAGCACGAGTTTGCCCTGGCCGGCCAACTGGTCGCCGAGGCCGAGGTGGTGGAAAGCGCCCACTTTTTCGACGCTGACCACGAGCGCTTGACCCTGCGCGTCGTGCTGCTGCTGCTGGAGGAAAGCTGATGGCGGTGCCCGAGCCTGTCACCCCGCCGCGCAGCCTCGGCGAGGCCGAGCACCTGTGCAAGCTCTGGGCGGTGACGCAGTATGCGATCGGCGAGATCGAGGCCGAGCGCGACGCGGCGGTCGCCGCGCTCCACCAGTGCGCCGATGCCGATCTGGTGCCGCTGGTTGGCCAGCGCGCGGCGATCGAGGCGGCGCTCGCGGCGTGGTGGGACGCGGCAGGGGCCGAGCTCACCCAGGGGCGGCGCAAGTCCATCGAGCTGGCCGGCTGTGTGCTCGGCACCCGCGCGCGCAGCGGCAAGGTGGTCGTGAGCGGGGCGCTCGACGCGGTGATCGAGGCGCTGCGGGCGGCGCCGCGGCTCGCCCGGCGCTACCTGCGCCAGCGCTTCGAGCTGGACAAGGCGGAAATTGCCAAGGGCTTGTCCGGTCGAGACGCCGAGGCGCTGGCGGCCCTAGGGTTGGCGTTTGAACCGGGCAAGCCGGCCTTCTTCATCCACCCGGTGCGCCAGGGCGGCACCCTGGGCGCGCTCGGCCCAGGTGGAGACAGCCGCTGATGGTGGCGCGCCCGCCGGTGTTTCGCCCCCCAGGGTGGCGGCCCCGCGCGGCTTGGGAGCGTCCGCTCAACCACTGCGATCGCCGCCTGCGCGGTCGGGCGGGGCAGCGCCTGCGGGCAGCAGTGCTGGCCGAGGAGCCATTTTGCCGATTGTGCCTGGCCGAGGGGCTGCGGGTGCGGGCAGATGAGGTCGATCACATCGTGCCGCTGTCGCAGGGCGGAGGCAACGAGCGCTCCAATCTGCAAGCCCTGTGCAGACCACATCATCGCGCAAAGTCGAAAGCAGAGCGTAACGAACAGCCACCGCGATAAGGGGGGTGGCTTAATCTCTCGGCGCAAATTCTGGGACACCGGCGCGTCGCTCAAATTTTTTTGCGGGCGAATTCAAAGGGCAAAATCATGGCCCGTGGTGGAGCTAGACCCGGTGCGGGTCGCAAGCGGATCGCGCCAGCGGTGAAGGAACTGCGCGGCACCGCGCGCGCTGACCGCGATCGCGCTGCGCCGCCACCCGCGGTGCCTGGGGTGATGCGCCCGCCTGTGCACCTGTCCCAGCATCAGCAGCTGCTGTTCGCCTCGATCGTTGAGGTGCTCGAGGAGCAGGGCCGGGCCTCGCCCCATTATGTCGAGATCGTCGCCCTGCTGGCCCAGCGGCTCGAGCAAATCCAGCGCTGGCAGGCGGTGCTTGAAGTGGAGGGCGACACCTACGAGTCCAACACCGCGCACGGAACGATGATCCGCAAACGGCCGGAGGTGCAGATGCTGAGCGATGCCATGCGCCACGCCCACTCCCTGCTGGCCGAACTGATGATTACGCCGGCCACGGCCCTGCGGCTCGGCGAGAACGGCAAGGGCGAGGAGAATCCGTTCAAGGCGCTCCTCGATCTCTAGAGGAGCGCTGTGCAAACCCGGGATTATGCGGCGATTGCGCAGACCTATGCGCGCGATGTCATCTCGGGCGTGCAGCCAGCCTGCAAATGGATCAGGCTGCAGTGCGCGCGCTTTGTCGACGAGCTCAAAGCGCAGCGGGCAAAGGCCTTTCCCTACCGCTTCGATCCGCGCAAGACGGCGCGGGTCTGCGGCTTCATCGAATGCCTCCCCCACGTCAAGGGGAAGTGGGCAAGGTCACGCGAGACCATCAGGCTCGAGCCATGGCAGGTGTGGATCCTCGCCAATGCCTTCGGCTGGCTGCGCAAGGCGGACGGCAAGCGGCGCTATCGCCAGCTCTACATCGTCGTGCCGCGCAAAAACGGCAAGTCGATGCTGGCCGCCGGGATCGGGCTCTACATGTTCTGCATGGACGGAGAGATCGGCGCGGAAGTCTACTCGGGCGCGACCACCGAATACCAGGCCTGGGAAGTGTTCCGGCCAGCGCGCCTGATGGCGCTGCGCTCGAAGGCGCTGACCTCGGCGCTGGGCATCGAGGTCAATGCCAGAAATCTGGTCCGCCACGAGGACGGGTCGCGGTTCGAGACGATCACGGGAGATCCCGGTGACGGGCAGAGCCCGAGCTGCTCGATCCATGACGAGTATCACGAGCACGCAGACGACTCCCAGGTGGAAACGATGATGACCGGCATGGGGGCACGCGAGCAGCCGATGCAGATCATCATCACCACTGCCGGGGATAACCTCGCCGGCCCCTGCTATGCCTCGATCCTCGAGGAGCGCGAGAAGCTGCAGGGGATCGGTTGCGAAGGCGGTGTCTTACCGCTCGATCACGAGACCTTCTTTGTCGAATTCGGGATCGACGAGGAGGACGACTGGAAGTCCGAGCTGGCGCTGCGCAAGGCGAACCCCAACATGGGTGTGTCGGTGCTCGAGGACTATCTCAGGGCACGGCAGCGCGATGCCATAAGGACCCCGCGCAAGGCCGGCGCCTTCAAGACCAAGCACCTCAACTGCTGGGTGGCTGCGCGCGCGGCCTATTTCGACATCGAGGCCTGGCGCCGTTGTCGCCGAGAGTGGATCCCGCAGCGCGGCGATGAGGTTCTGGGCTTGGAGCATCTGCGCGGGCGCCGCGCGATGGTGGGCATCGATCTGGCCAGCAAGATCGACCTCGCCGCGCTCGAGCTCTTGATCCTGCCTGCCGGGGGACAGGCGACACCTGATGATCCGTTTATCCGCACGGGTTGGTATTTCGTGCCGGCAGACACGGTGAGCGAGGTGCCAGCTTATGCCGGCTGGGACAAGCTCGACCTGCTCAGCGTCAATCCCGGGCCGATCATCGATTACGACGAGATCCTCGCCAAGCTGCACGAGATCAGCCAGGTGCTGCAGGTCGAGCAGGTGCCTTACGATCCGCATCAGGCAAACTACTTCGCCACGACCGCGATGAAGGCGGGCATGCCAATGCTCGAATACCGCCAGATCGTGCTCAACATGAGCGAGCCGATGAAGGAGCTCGACGCGGCGATCCGCGCTGGGCGGATCGTTCATGGCGGCTGC